TTATTGCAGGGTTGCAAGTTCATAAGGTTTAAAGCGGATCACCTCATCGCCGATCCACTCGTTGAGCTGGGCCAGGCGCGCCTGAACGGGTTCGAGTTCGTTGGCGGCATAGATCAGCGCCGCGTCCCGGATTGAGCCAAAGCCCCCGGCGTTCTGCGGTACGATGCCCATGAGCTGTGGCGGAATGCGAAGGCCCGCGAGCATGTCGTCGCGGGTAATGTTTTTGATCGAACTAAAGTCATCCTTGGCCGCTACCTCGCTGATGGGGATCAGCTGGATGCCGTCCTTTTTGCCGTTGGGCGAGTACATGAACAGATTGCGGAAATTGCCTGGACCTTTGGCTGACTTGAGGGCCTGCCGCATGGCGTCCACATCGCCCTCGTTCTGGGCCGGATCGGTCATGTACAGGATGAAACCGGCATGACTGCCGTTGTTGTAATACTTGCGGCGGAAGAGGGTAGCCGACTCATTCAGGAGCGCCGACTGCAGCGCAGCAATCCACTCCGGCAAACCATAGATCTCCTGGTTAATGTCCACTTCGCGCAAGTGGTAGATCGAACCCGGCTCGAAGGCATGTTCCTCCTTCCAGGCCTGAACCATATAGAACTGATCGCCCAGGCCTCGGCGCATGTATTTAGCCAGGACAGGAGCAAGCGTTAGTGTGCTGCCCAGCATCGAGCGGCGGCGCTCCAGGTAGGCATTGCCAAAGGTCAACCAGTCCAGGACCAGCTGCTCGAAGGCGGCGCGGCTCAGGAGCTTATGCGGGACAAAGGTGCGTGCCAGCATGTTGCGCTTGAAGTTAAGGCCCGACTGCAAATACACACTGGCCCGCACCGACTTGGCGAGGCCATCGAGCGAGAGCGGCGGATCGTAATAACGGCCGTTAAACCAGCATTCCAGGTAGTCGAGTACTTCGCGGCTGTCGAGTACCGGAACGGCATCGCCAAAGGTAAAGGCTTCGATGCCGGCAGGATTTAAGGCATGGTCTGCCACCGGTGCCGGCGGCAGATCCTGAAGGGTAGTGCTCATCAGTGAATCTCCATAAAGCCGGTATTGGCAGCGGTCTGCCCTTCGAGCGGCTCGTTGTGTAAGGCGTGAAATAAGGCCCAGGCCAGATCGGCGTGGCCGGTCTCTTCATTGCGGCCGGCGGTGTAGGTGAATTGCCGACCGCTTGCGGTCACGGTCTTGCGGATGGCCATGAGCGCAGCGGCCATGTCGGTCCAGCCGGCGTCGAATTCGAGACGGCCGTTCTTGAGCACGTCAAAGGCCTTGAGGACCAGGCGCGTTTTAACTTCCGGCGAGTAGTTGAAGGTGACCAGGCCCGGAAAGAATTGCTTAACCAGCTGAGCCACGCCGGCACCCATGCCGGTAGTATCGATACCGATATAGGTCACCCAGTAGCGCTGCGTGACCTTGCGGATAAATTCAGCCTGAGCGGCAAAGTCCATGCCCTTGAACTGGTGACGTTCCAGGATGCGGAACTTGCCACCGGGAACCATTGGCGGAGCTACCACCACCAGGCCTGCCGTATCGCCCGTTTCGGCCGGGTCATAGCCAATCCAGACCTGACGATCACCCAAGGGACGGGCTGCAAACGGCTTGTAGTCCTCGGCCCACTCGACCCAGCTGTCCACCATGCACGGCTGGAGCATAGCCAGCGGAAAAATGGAGTCGCCATCGTCGACGAATTCGCACATGAGCAGGTTCTGGAAGGCCTCAGCCGCATATTCCATGCGTAGCTCTTCCAGGTCGAAGAGATCACAGCCGCGTGCCTCGGCATCCAGGATGGTGACGATCTGACGCCAGATCTTGTCCTCGCACAGCCTGCCCAGCTGCAGCGAATCATGGGACACATCGATCTTGAGGTGCTGCGCGGTCGGCTTGCCCTTGTTGAGTCGCTCGCCTGTCCACCATTTATAGGCCTCATGAGCCATGCTCGAAGGCGTCGAGAAGTAAGTCTTTCGCCACTTCTTATGCAGGGCCATGCCGGAGGCCACTTTGTTCAACTCCTCAAACTTGTAGGTCCAGAAGAATTCATCGAAGTAGAAGTTGCCCGAGCGACCCTGGGCGGTACGGGCATTGGTGCCGAGAAAATGCAGCTCAGCATTATTGGGCAGCACGATGGGATCGCCAGTGAGCTGCCGGCCGAGGACTTCATTGACGAAGGCCTGCATGTAGTTCTTGAACTGGTGCGCCTGGGCCTTGCTGGCCGACAGGAAAATCTGGTTACGGCCAGACACCAGGGCATCGATCAGCGCCTCGCGGGCAAAATAGAAGGTAGCTCCAATCTGCCGGCTTTTCAGGATCATCCGGGTCCGCTGGTTCATGGTCCGGTACCAGTCTTTCTGGTACTCGAAGCAGCCGTCGACAAAGGCCTCGGTCAGCTTCTCAATGTCCTCTTCGCTAAAGTCATTTTTCTTCGGTGGCTTCTTGGGTCCCTCGTTACGCTTGGCAAGGTTCGGGTTCAGCTCGGTTTCGGTACCGCCCTCCTTGAAGCGCTGGATCCGCGCTTGACGCTCCAGCTGCCGGTGCAAGAGATCAATCTCTTTAAAGTCGCCACCAGTCTTGGCTTCTTTCAGGATCAGCTGCACCAGGCGCGCCTCAAGCGCTCCGCCGATGCGTTCGACGTTGTCGGCCCGATCCCAGTCGTCGCGGGTCTTCCAGCTGTGCAGAGTCTTTTCTTTCTCGTCTGTCGCTTCGGCTATCTCAGAGATACGCCACCCCATCCAATACAAGAACTTGGCTTGGCGTCGGGTATCCATCGGCAGGGTAAGGGTGGCTTCGTTCATGACAGGACTGGCTGCGTTTAATGGCCGTCAGTCTGCCGTCTCATTGCCTATCTGCTTAGCACTGCATCTTGTAAACGGCCGATCTACAACCCCGGCTCGTTGCTGCGCCTCCCGCACAAACCGACCATGCCCTCACTGCCAACGCACCCCGCGACCCCCGCATTGAGGACCTCACGGCATGAGCATCAAAAAGAAATTCCGTTCCAAGCAGTTCCGTGTTGCTGTCGAAGGCGCAACCACGGACGGCCGCACCATCGAGCGCAGCTGGATTGAGCAGATGGCTGCCAATTACGACCCCAAGGTCTACGGCGCACGCATCTGGATGGAGCACTTTCGCAGCACTCTGGCTGATTCGCCTTTCCGCGCCTATGGCGATGTCCTGGCTTTATCAAGCCAGGAAGTCGAGATCAATGGCGAGAACAAGCTGGCCCTGTTTGCCCAGATCGAGCCTACCGACGACCTGGTGAACATGGTTAATAACCTAAAGCAAAAGGTGTTTACCTCCATCGAGGTGAGCGAAAAGTTTGGTTCCAGTGGTCAGGCGTACCTGGTAGGTCTGGCTGTGACTGACAGCCCGGCCAGCATCGGCACTGAAATGCTTTCGTTTGCGGCTCAGAACCCAGAAGCCAGCCCTCTCAAGGCGCGCAAACAGTCCCCAGACAACCTGTTCACCGCCTGCGAAGAAACCAGCATCGAGCTGGAGGAGGTGCAGGAGAAGTCCTCCATCGGTTCGGCCTTGTTCTCGCGCATCCAGGACATGTTCAAAAGCAAACAAGTCCAGGACAACCAGGAGTTCACCCAATTTGGCGAAGCCGTAGTCGAGCTGGCTGGCCACGTTCGTGACCAGGGCGAGGACCTAGCCAAGGTGCAAAACCAGCAAGGCGAATTCAGCCAGGGCCTGGAAGCACTTGAAGCCCGCCTGACCGAGCTGACCGAACTGACCGACACCCTTGGCAAGACAGCTGACCACAGCCAGCAGCAGCGTCCGCCGGCTACCGGCAGCACTGGCCAGATCCTCACCGCTTACTAAAACCCGCCGCATTCTTGGGAGACCCCTATGCGCAACGAAACACGTGCTTTATTCAATGGTTACCTGGATCAGGTAGCCAAGCTCAATGGTATTACCTCGGCCATTGTTAAATTCAATGTCGCGCCCAGCGTTCAGCAAAAGCTGGAAACTGCGATTCAGGAATCCAGCGATCTGCTGAAAAAGATCAACGTTATTACCGTAACCGAGCAGGAAGGTGAGTCCATTCTGCTGGGTGTTAATGGTCCGATTGCTGGCCGAACCAATACAGCCGGTGGCAACCGCCGTAACCCTGCCAACCGCAGTGCGCTCAACAAGGACAGCTACAGCTGCAAGCAGACCAACTTTGACAGCGCCTTCCCGTATCCGCTGATCGATGCCTGGGCCAAGTTTTCGGACTTCCAGGTGCGTCTGTCCAAGGCCATCACGGATCGCCAGGCCCTTGATCGTCTCATGATCGGCTTCAATGGCATCAGTGCTGCGGCCGCGACCGATATCGCCGCCAACCCGCTCTTGCAGGATGTAAACAAGGGCTGGCTCCAAAAGGTCCGTGACAGCGCAGCTGACCGCGTGATGGACGAAGTGGTCGAAGGCTCGAAAAAAGTCACCATTGGTGCAACCGGTGACTACAAGAGCTTGAATGGCCTGGTCTATGACCTGGTGCAGTTACTGGATCCATGGCACCGCAGCCGCCCAGACCTGGTCGTCCTGGTCTCCCGCGACCTGATGCACGACAAGCTGCTTTCTGCCATCGAGAAGGGCGCAGCATCCAACGTGGAAGAAAACGCCGCCGACGAGATCCTGAGCAAAGCCCGTTTGGGTGGCTTGCCGGTCGTTGATGCACCGTTCTTCCCTGGCAAGACCGTGCTGGTCACTACGCTGGCCAACCTGTCGATCTACGTTCAGGAAGGCGGCCGCCGTCGTTACCTGAAAGATGAGCCTGAGTATGACCGCATCGCGGATTACCAGTCCTCGAATGATGCCTATGTGATCGAAGACCTCGGTCTGGTCGCGCTGGCTGAAAATATCGAGGCGGTGTAACCCATGCTGACCCACGCCCAACGCATTCAGCTGCGCAAGCGCGCAGCCAAGGAAGCCGCCGAGGCCTCACCGTATGGCTCCATGGAGGGAGCGACCAGTTATGAGCTGCAGCTGGCCAAGTTGCTTCAGGACCGTCTGCGCTTAAAGCAGATCCAGTCTGCCCAGGGCAAGGCCGAACTCAAGCGGCAGCTCCTGCCCGAGTACGTCGACTATGTAGCCGGCGTGCTGTCGGCTGGGCAGGGCGCACAGGACGAAGTGCTGACAACGGTCATGATCTGGCGGATCGATGCCGGCGACTACGCCGGTGCGCTGGATATTGCGGTGTATGTGTTGGGCAAGGGACTTGTCATGCCGGATCGCTTTGCCCGTACCACGGGCTGCTTGGTCGCCGAGGAAGTCGCTACCGCTGCGCTCAATGCGCAAAAAGCCGGCGAGACCTTCGACCTGGACACGCTCAAGCGTACGGCCGAACTCACAGCTGAACAGGACATGCCCGACGAGGCCAGGGCCAAGCTGTATCTGGCTCTTGGCAAGGTCCAGCTGCACGGCATCGATGACGACAGCGCCGGCCAGCCTGGCCAGCTCCAGGCGGCTATCGAGTCCCTGCAAAAGGCTATCGGCCTGCATGACCGCTGCGGCGGCAAAAAGGATCTGGAGCGCGCCGAGCGCCTCCTGAAGAAACACGCCGGCACTGCTGGCTAAACGAGCGTCCCCACGCACCCCGCCGGCTCAGGGCTGACTGCAAACCTAGTGCTTCGCAGGAAAGCCCTGACCACCGGCGACCCATTCTTAAGGCGGCACCATGAGCGGTTTTATAGCAGTAGCCCAGGCCTCCGAACTCTGCGTGATCAATGACGGCTGGTGGCCGGATATCGATGCCAGCCAGCTGCGTGCAGCCCAGCGGATCGACTCAAGCGTCTCCGATACGCGTCTGCAGGTTGCCATTACCGGCGCAATGATTACCGTCAACCGCGACCTGGTCGCGTTCAAGGCGTGCAACGTCCTGCTTGGCTACAAGGGATTAGCAGAGGTCCCGGCCGACACTATCAGCGGAGCCAGCTACCTGGTGCAGCTCTATAACCGCGCTGTGTCGTGCCTGGCCTGCTCGGAGCTTTCCGAGCGTTACCGCAGCTACGACACCACCAACGCAGGAAGCCAGAACGCCGACGAGCTCACCCCGAGCATTGACGAGTACCGCCGCGATGCCCGCTGGGCCATCCGCGACCTGCTCGGTCTGGGCCGGACCACGGTGGAGCTTATCTGATGGCCACCACTGTCCGCGCGCAGCAGAACGACACCCTCGACCAGCTCTGCTGGAGGCATTACGGCGCAACCGCTGGAATCACTGAGCAGGTCTTGGAGGCCAATCCGGGCCTTGCTGAGCTGGGTCCAGTGTTGCCGATCGGACACCCCGTCACCCTGCCAGATGTTTCGACCACCACTGCTGAGGCCCCCCAGGCGCAGCAGGTAAACCTCTGGGATTGATCACCATGAATAACGAGAAGCCCACCATGCCTCCCGATAATTTTGATATCTACGCCTGGCTGATTGCCCGGCTGCAAGCAGAGTGGAGCACGATCTATGCAGGCCTGTTGGGCTGCTCGGTTGCAGCTCTGCGCGTCCTCTACGGCGGCGGTAATTTCCGCCAGGTCCTGCTGGAGGCCCCGCTGTGCGGAGCCATTAGCCTGGCCACCAGCTCCGGCCTGGACTTCTTTGGCATTGCCCAGAGCGCTGCGCCGTTTTTTGGCGGCGTGATTGGCCTGCTGGGCGTTGAAGGCGTCCGCCGCCTGGCCGACCGTTACCTGAGCAAAAAGGTAGAGGACATCCAATGACCGCCACCTTAAAACACGGCGACAAAGGCCAGTCTGTTACCGACTTGCAGAACCTGCTGAACAAGCACGGTGCGCAGCTGAGCCTGGATGGCTTCTACGGCGATGCCACCGAAAAGGCAGTTAAGGCCTACCAGAGCAAAGCAGGGCTGGTGGCTGACGGCATCGCCGGCTCCAAGACCCAGGCACGTCTCCTGGGCATCAACGATGGCAAGCACCTGCAGCATGCGGACCTGGCCAAAGCGGCTGGTCAACTTGAGGTATCACTGGCCAGCGTTTATGCCATCAACGAAGTAGAGAGCCAGGGCGAAGGTTTCCTGGCTAACGGCAAGGCCAAGATCCTGTTTGAGCGGCATGTCTTCCACGAGCGCCTGCAGGCCGCTGGGCACGATGTTGCCACGCTGGAAACTCAATACCCGAACCTGGTCAACGCAGCCACTGGGGGCTACTCAGGCGGCGCGGCCGAATGGCAGCGCCTGGCCCTGGCCCGGCAGATCGATAAGACCACCGCGCTGGAGTCCGCCTCCTGGGGAGCCTTCCAGATCATGGGCTACCACTGGCAGCGCCTGGGCTATGCGTCTGTGCAGGCCTTTGTCGCGGCCATGAGTGAAAGCGAAGCTCAGCAGCTCCAGGCTTTTGTGCGTTTCATCCTGGCTGACACTGCCCTGCATAACGCGCTCAAGGCGCGCAAATGGGCCAGGGTGGCTGAGCTCTATAACGGCTCGGGCTACAAGCGAAACCTCTACGACATCAAGCTCGCCCGCGCGTATGAGCGGCACGCTACCGAGGATCTGGCCAAGGAGGCCGCATGATCGATGTTAATCAGATCCGTCGGCTGCGGCCGCAGGAGGGCGATGTGTTTGTGTTTTCATCAGACACACCATTCGAAACAGCCAACGAGTTTGGTGAGGCCATGCACCTGGCCCTGCCCGGTATCAGGTGCCTGATCATCCTGGGCGAGCTGGAGCAGCTCGACCGCGCGGTGCTTTCCACCGAGCACGCGGAGTCCTCCTGGCTGGGCTGGGCGCACGCATGAGTACGCTCAAGCAGCTCGGCTACGGTCTGGTCCTGCTCGTGGCCGTGACTGGATTCCTGTTGATCCAGCACCTGCGCCTGGAGACGGCCGAGGCCGCCCAGGCCAGTGCCGAGAGCCGGGCGATCCAGGCCGAGCAGGCCACTCTCGACCGTCAGCACACCATCAACACCCTTACCCAGACGCTGCAGGGCGAACGAGACGCCCAGAAGCAGCTGCAAACCGTCCAGGCCGATCTGCGCCGCGAGATCGATGTACGCAAGGCCCGACTCAAGGAACTGGAAGATGAAAACCAAGCATTTAAAGACTGGGCAACTCAGCCTTTGCCTGATGCTGCTCGCCGGTTGCGGCAGCGCCCCGCTCTCACCAGCGCCGCAGCTTATCGTCAGTGGCTGTCCGGTGGTGACCCGCTGCACCTTGTCCCAGACCAGCCCAGGCCGTAACGGCGAGCTGCTCGAAGACATGGAAACTATCGAGCACGACTGGGCTGTTTGTGCAGCCAAGGTCGACATGATCGTTGACTATCAGGAAGGGCAGCATGAATAAACCGGAAAGCCTGCGCGCTCACCTGATGGCCGCCGTGCCTGAACTTAGGCATAACCCCGACCGGCTACTGATCTTTATCGACCAGGGCAAGGTGCGCTGCACCGCCGCTAAAAGCCTGTCCTTTGAATACGGCTATAACCTGCAGATTATCCTGACTGACTTTGCGGGCCATCCAGATGCAGTTATGTTGCCGCTGCTGGCCTGGATTCGGGCAAATCAGTCAGAGCTTATGGCTAACCTGGAGAAGTCAGCCGAGGGTATCCAGTTCGAGGTGGACATCCTGGACCATAGCAAAGTGGATATGGCGATCACCCTGCCATTGACCGAGCGGGTCATTGTGAAAAAGCAGGATAACGGCACTTACGCCATCGAACATGCCGGCGAACCGCAATACACTGAATACGAAACGGCTGGCACGTACCAGGTGTATGCCGGAGGTGAGCTCCTGGCCGAGTGGCAAAGCCCTGAGGGTGGTGATGGCATGGCTCTGGAAACACCGCAGCTCAAGCGGAGCAGTCAGCCATGAGCGATGATCTGACAGCGCTGGAAACCTGGCTGAGCCCGCTGCTGGCCAAGCTGGAGCCGCAGGAGCGCACCCGGCTGGCCTGGCAAGCGGCGCGCGAGATCCGTAAAAACCAAACCAAACGGATTACCGCGCAAAAGAACCCTGATGGCTCAGCATATGAAAAACGCAAACCGCGCGAGCTTCGCGGCAAGCAGGGCCGGATCAAGAAAAAGATGTTTCAGAAGCTAAAGATGGCTCGCTACCTGAAAGCCCAAGGCAGCGAGCAGGCCGTAACGATCGGCTTTACCGGCCGGATCGCTCGGATCGCAAGAGTACATCAGTACGGCTTAAAGGATCGAGCTGAGCGCGGTGCGCCGGATGTCCGTTATGCCAAACGTGAGCTGCTGGGTTTATCTGAAGAAAATTTGGAAGTGATACGTGACCTGCTCTTTGAGCATCTAACGCTTTAAATCAGCTTAAGCCCGGATCACTACTTGCAGGAACTAACCTCTGGCTTCTTTGTTTAAGTCAAAGCTTAAAAATGCTGTTCTATGACTGCTTTACAACTACTCAAAGGGAAGGGATATGCAAATAAAAACCAAAGCAAGACTGTTAGGGACTCTCTCGGTTACAACCATGCTTGTTGCACCTGTTTATGTACAAGCTGCACAAGTGTTGCTTAACGATCAAAAGTTTGAAATTAACGATGTAAAAGGGGTAGGGGAGTGTAAAGACGGGGAGTCGGTTGAAGTTTGCGATCCAAATGAAGTGGTTTTACATGCTACAAAAACGATGCAGGCTGGTGAAAAGCTCTATTTCTATGCCAAAGGCAATATCAAGAGCAGCTCTGCTGGGAACATGATGTTTGGGCTAGGGCTTAGCTGCAGCAGTCCAAATCCTGACGACGCCACAAAGCCTCTAGTGCAGGAATTTTGGTCAACCAGAAACCACGAG